AGATACTCCACCTTCAATTCCTCCTCCACCTTGTCTCTTCTTAACTTTACCACTGCCTCTTCTTCCACCCATTCCACCGCCGGAAGGAACATATGATTTTGGTTTCACTCTATTTTTATACATCAAATCACGTTGAGCGTCTTTCAAATTGCCACCTAATTTTTTCATCATTTTTTTCTGAGTCTCTGTGCTTGCTCCCCTTGCTTGCAAAGACTGTAAAGAATTTGCTAGACCCTCTTTATATTTTTGTCTTCCTAAAAGTTCATCATTCGCCCTATAGGCATTTGGATTTATCATTCTCCCAAGTGCTTCAAGGGGATTTGATGTACCTTCACCTGGTTTTGGACCTCTTACATAAACAAGTTTTCCAGCACGCTTTGCCTTATAACCAACAAAAGGTCTACCCTTATCATCAGTCATTATTTGAGTTTTGGGCGCATCTTCAAAAGATTGGTCCTTTAGACCATACCCACCTTTAGTAGCACCTCCTTGATATGTCTTAGCACCTAATCCCCCTAATATTGTCCTTGCTTGTCTAGACAATCTTTCAGAACCAGTCTCACCTCCAAGTTTAATTACCTTATCTAATATTCCACGGAAACTCTTTTGATATCTTTCCTCGTTATCAACTAGTTCTCTTAACTTTTCTATTCTTGCTGCAAGTTTTTCTGGAGATTCTTTTCTTGCCTTTTCAATAGTAGAAGCAAGTCTTTTTGCTTCCACATAATCAAGACCACTTTGTAGTAGATAATTTAATATAAGTTCTGCGCCAAAACTCTTAAGATTTCCAAACCCACCAGGAACTTTCATATTTGTTCTTATCTGAGGTATCCGTTGCCCAGAAGTTCTAACATTTGTAGAAAGTGCTGATGTTGTTCTTCTTGACAATGGTGCTGAAGTTTTTGTCGCTGATGCAGATGCCTTTACATTTTCAACATCGCGAACAAATTTTGCCCACTCTGGAGGTTTTCCAGTTTTCATAAAAGTTTTCATAAAATCGCGAGATGCTTTATTAATTGAATCTATATCCCCATACATTGATCCTTTCCTGAATTTTTCAGGATTTAATTTCATATAATTTGACCATGCTTCTTGCGCAGCAATTGGATTTCCAACCATTCCTCCTTTAGAGAATCCTAAAATTCCACCCAGACTCATTAAAGGAGTATTGCCAAATAATTTAACTTTGCCCGAATCCACAAAGTTTGGTTTTCTATTTTTTACTTGGTCAGCAATATCATAACCAGTTTTATTGTAAATGTCAGTTCTATCCTCTGGGGTCAATACAATTTCACCAGCTCTTGCGGCGATTAATTGAGTGTCTCTCCCTGCACCAGTAATAGGAATACCAGTGTTTTTATCAACTCCATTATATCCACCTTCAATACGAGCACCTCTAGAGAATCCACCAATTCCTCTTTGGAGGATTTGCTCTCTCATTAATTGTGATGCTCCAGGAGTTTTCCCTTGGTTCTTGGTTTGTCCTGGTGTTACTGCATTTGGATCGATTTCTCTTCTTCTTTGTTCATTCTGCTGTGATGCTATATAAGCACCACCGCCTGCAGCGACTGCACCAAGAGTTATTGCAGAAGCTAACGGATTAGCAGCGGCAAAACGACCAACTCCTAGCGCACCTTTTCCTAGACCTTTAACAATCCCAATTAATGCGGGGATAAGTTTTAATACTTTACCGGAAAAAGCAGCAACAATAGTTACTATTCCTTTTACAAATCCACCAAAAGGTGTCATGAATAAAGAAACGGCACCAAGTAAAGCAGGCCACCAATCCTTTAAAAATCTTCCAAGTGTTTGGACTTTCTTTTTGTTTTTTGGATCACCTAACCAGTTCATGAGCATAGTAAATGCTCTTCCTAGCAAAGTGAAAAATATAAAATTTAAAATTCTATCAAATATATTTTGAAAAGGTGCCAGCATTTTTTTGACAGCACCAGTTATTAACTTTCTCCCTTTTTCTAATCCACTTTCTTTTTCTTCCCTTTTTTTATTTTCTTTCTCTTTTCGATCAGTTTGAAATTTTTTTTCTTGTAACTTGTTTAATGATGTTAATGTTTGAAATATAGATTCTAAACTTTTATCTATCCTAACAAGAACATTATTTGATGATTTTACTATATTTGATTTTTTAACTGTGGCGTTATCATCTTTAACTTGCTTTTTAACTAATGTTGCACCTCGAACTGGCAATAGTTTTTTTGCAGAAACCTTTGCAGTTTTGGGAGTTGGTTTTTTATTAACCAATCTTTCTGGTTGAATTCTAATTTTCTTTTCTTTTTTCTTCGTCTTTACTCTTTTTAATTCATCTTTAAGTAAAGTAAAGTCTTTGCTGGAAATTTTTTCTCCAAAAGCAGTTACGCGAAGTAACCTTTCTTTTAGAGTTTGTGTATAAGTTCCATAATCAAGATCAAAAGTTTCCTCAAGTCCAAGTAACTTAAGTATTCTTTCATCTATACTTTCAGTTATTGGTGCGTTTGCATTCATGAGGAAACTTTTTATTGAGTATTTATTTTAGAAACTCATATTATTAAAATTATTAGACTGTTGTCTCGCTTTTTGCTCTTCTTCTTCCAAATGCTGTTTAAGCAAAATAGTATAAATGTCTCTTTCCCATGGTATCATATTTTCAATTTCAGTGAGACTCCATTTATGATATTGGATTAAAGCAAAATTTAACTTGAAATAATTTTCCAAGTCCATATGAGACATGCTTACACGAAAAAACTGGATAAACCCTCCAAGGTTACTTCACTTTCAACTTCAGTTTTTGGATTTTTAATTTGAATAGTATGAGAAAGTCTAGGCATTGTCTCAAAAAATTGTTCAATTTGTTTGAACTGGAATGAATTCATTTGCTCCAAAAAATCTAATAGTTCTTTTTTGGATACATCTGCTGCAGACCAAACCTCATCTTCGGTGTAAATTTTATCAATACAAGAAGCAATCAAATCAAATGATTGATCCATACTATTTTCTTGAGAAAAATCAAAGTTATTCTTAATAAATTGGTCAAGTGATGGATACTTCATCTCCATCATAATAGAATCATCAACCTTAATTTTTTTATCATGGGCGGAGTTTCTTTGAACTTCAATATCATCTACATTAATTTTTACAGGAACTGTGGTTTCCTGGTCATCAGGACAGATGATATTGACTTCTATTTCTTCCCCTACAGACTTACCGCGAATATTTAAGAACAAATATTCAATATCAAATGTTGGAAGTGTTTCCACTTTCACATTCTTGGTTTCAATACAGTTTTTAATAACTGTTTTGATTGCGGTAGTAATCTGCTTAGTATCTTCGGATTCTAGTGCTAGAACCAAAAGTTTTTCTTCCTTTACCAAAAAGGGACGATACTTGATTGTTTGTCCAGTTGATGGTAAGTCAAGTTCATATGTTGGCGTAGCAATCTTTGGTAATACCATTTTAAAATTCAAGTGTAATACTATCTGGTATATTTATTACCCAAAGAATCATTTAAAATAAACCAAACGTAACACCATCAACACTCTGTCCATTAAGTAGATTTCTTGCGTTTTGACTTTCTTGTTGACCTGCCAATGCTCTTTCTTGTGCCACTGCGTCCAGTATTTCAGCATTAGTTATAGCACTACTTCCCGCATTTTTATTAACTGTAGGTTGTGTTGGAGATGCTTGATTTGATACTTTTGGCAAATCAGCAGCGCCAGCACTAGAACCTGTACCCGATCCAGTTACTCCTCCTAGTATTGTAGAAGGAACTCCAGGAGCAGTACTTTGTGGGGCAAGAGGAGAACCTGAGAAATCTGGAATACCAGCAGCAGGTCCAGCAAATTCTGGATTTCCTGTAAAAGTTGCTGGGAAGTTTGAATTTGGAACTCCAGGTGCTGGCGATTGTCCAGTAGGTTCTGACGTTGTAGTGCCCCCAGTAGTTTTTTCAATTAAGTATCTTGAAAAAGTAAAAGAGACTGTGCATTTTAATAATTGCGAAGAGTCATAAGATACAGGCATAGTATTGATATTAATCGGAAAGGCATTAATAAATCTATAAGTCAAAGAAGGTCCTTCATTTGGAGTTTCAATATCTCTTTCAAATTTAGTAATATACAATTCGTCTGTAGTGTAATTATCCGGAAACTCTACTCTATAAAAATAATTTCTAATAGCATTTGCTGGTTTTTGTTTTTCTCCTGCAATAAATGCTATCCAACTTTCAAAGAAATTAATAGGTCTATAATCTCTATCGACATAAAATGTAAAGTCCATCCTATCATCATATGACCTTCTATATGCATATCTCTCTGTTATGCCATGAAAGTCATCATTGATTTCATTAGTCATATAATTCACTCCTGGGAGTGATGCTTCACTGCAAGAAAGTTCAATAACTTCTTGATTTAATGGGTTTTGGTAATCGGCACCAGTGAACCCTTGACCCTCCCTTTCCTTTAAAAAATTAATCAGTTTACTTCCACCTACTGTAGTGGGAGAAAATTTGCACACATAATGAGACGTTAGAGCAGGACGTAAAAGTCTACTCTTAACCGTGCTTAATGATACTTTCTTTGGGGTGGGAGATGCCATCTATAAATAGATTTGCTTATATATTATGTATGCGACGTAATGGGAGAAAGTATAAAGAGCATCTACAAACCATCTCATCCAGAAAAATATCAAGGCAATCCCAATAATATAATCTGCAGAAGTAGTTGGGAAAGAAAGTTTTGTTATTACTGCGACCATAATCCAAATATAATCTCCTGGGCATCAGAAGAATTTTGCATCAATTATTTGTCACCTGTAGATAATCGTATTCATAGATATTTTCCAGACTATCTTATTAAGGTAAAAGAAGAATCTGGAAAAATAAAGACTTATGTGATTGAGGTTAAACCAAAGAAGCAGACGGTTCCTCCACAGAAAAAGTCAAGAGTAACTAAAACTTACTTGAATGAATGTAGAACTTATGCGGTCAATCAAGCAAAGTGGAAAGCAGCAGAAGAGTGGTGTGCTGATAGACTACTTGAATTTAAAATTATTACCGAAGAAGATTTATTCTAAGAGTCTAAATATTTAAAAGTATAGCGTCTAATGGAAAAAACCGCCGTCAGTGGTGTAAGTACACTAAACGGAAATTTTTATCAAACCCAAGTAATTGATAATGGGAATGGAACATTCTCTTCCACTCTGTTTAGAACTGATGCGCAAGGAAATAATCCTGTTCCTATTGCCGGATACTCTGCTGATAGTGGTGGAAATGCAGTAGTAGCAAACACTGACAATGCTACTCCAGAAGAACAACAGTTAATAGCAGATCCAAATTCATCATTAAATCAACTTAGAAAAACACAAACTAGGACATTAGAAAGTGAATTTTTTGGACAAGGTAACCCTCAAGCACCAAATCCAGATGAGCAAGGTGGTTCTACTCCAGCAACTCCAACTCCTACTGGTACAGCACCTGCTAGTACAATGTTCAAATATCCACTAAAAATGGATGATGGACAAGACAAAATTAAATTTGTACCACTAACACTAAAAAAAGTAGATTTAGCAAGTGGTGATCTAATTTCAGTGAAAAGACCCACATACGAAAAAGCAAAAGATTCTACTCCCATTTTTATAGGAATTCAGGGAAGTATTAGTGATAGTAATGCAGTATCATGGGGAAGTGGAGAATTAAATGCGGTACAAGAAGAACTCGTAAATATATCTCTTGGTGCAATGCAAGGAGGTATGGATTTTGTCAATAAAAAATTAGAACAGTTTCAAAAAAATATTAACAATCAAGGTTCTATAAGTAAATTAAAAGGTTTGGGGCAACTCTACTTGGCAGAGCAAGCCACAGGAACAGCAGGATTGCAGTCCAGAATAACTGGATCAGTTCTCAACCCAAACTTAGAACTTCTTTTTCAGGGGCCCGAATTGAGAACTTTCCAATTTCAATTTAAAATGTCTCCCAGAAGTAAAGATGAAGCGGATATAGTAAAGAAGATAATAAAAGAATTTAAGCGCAATATGGCAGTTAAAAATGAAGGGTTATTTTTAAAAGCGCCCAACGTTTTCAAGATACAGTATTTGAAAGGAATGGAAGTTCATCAATCAATAACCTTGATCAAGGTTTGTGCTTTACTTAACTTTGCAGTT